GAACCTGGTGTTCAGCACCACCAAGATGGTCCCCGTGGCCCGTCTGCTGGTCAACACCCCCTTCGACACCACTGCCTACTCCTGATCTTCAGGACAAGCAGAAGGCCCCCAAACGGGGGCCTTTTTTTATTGCTCAGCCTTCTTTACCAAGACGCAAATTCTCCTGCGCCTCAAACACCACGGGAGTATTCATGGTGCTCTTGTACGACTGCAGAATCAGCTGATTAAGCACGTCGTAGCTGACCTCCAGTTTTTGACCAATTTGCTGGAGATCAAAACCTTCCTCTTCCCGAAGCCGTCGCACTTCAAGTGCAACATCCTCAAGTTTCCTTACTTCCTTACCAGGAAGGGCGGGATTGGTCTTTGTTGCTGCGGGCTTTACGCTGCCTTCAGCATCAGCGGTTTTGCGAGCGGGCATGAAACTGGTTCGTCTCTACGTGTTACAGAATAGTCGCCGTTGGCATGAAGACATTCCTTACGGTGACCATTTAGAGCGTGTAGCGGATCTAGAGATGAGTGGAGCGCAGGTTTATCACGCGACTGTGGTGCAGGCGCAGATGCAGTCAACTAAACCGCGAAGGCGGGCTACACTCAAACAAAGAGCGTATTGACTGTGGCCGCTACTATTGATGCCACTCTGAAGGGCGCGTCGGCCAACAGCTACGTGACGTTGGCGGAAGCCGACACTTACTTCGAGACGGTGCCGGATTCGAGCACTTGGACAGACAAGACCGACGACCAGAAAAACCGCGCCATCATTTCCGCAACTCGCTGGATCGACGCGCTCAGCTTTTACGGCGACCGCTGCACCGAGACTCAAGCGCTGAAGTGGCCCCGCGATGAGTACAAGGTTGACGGCATCGAGCTGGCCTGCACGCTGATCCCAGCCGACATCAAGTATGCCACCTACGAACTGGCACGCGCTCTAGCCAACGACACCGGTGCCATCACGGACGCCACAGGCGAGACCGGCATCTATGAAGCCGTCGAACTCGGTGATATCAAAGTCAAGTACAACAAATCCAGCCAAGCTGTTGGCACCGTCAACAACGTGTTCGATGTTTATCCTTGGTTGCAGTCTTATCTCGGTGCTTATTGCCTTGGAGGTAGCGGCAATTATCAAGTACGTGTTGTGAGGGGTTAATTATGGCCGGCGCACTCGACACAGCCTTCCGTCAAATCGCCAAATCGGTAGTATCAGACCTTGGTACTGCTCTTGATACGAGCATCACCTACGTCCGCAAAACTGCCCCGACTTACGACGTAGACACTGGCGCCGTAACCACAACCGACACCAGCTATTCCGACATCAAAGTTCCGATCGAATTTATCCGTTCGGACGAAGAAACGGGCTACCAAGAAAACACCGCCCGGGTGTATGTAACCCCAAGTCTTATCGGCAACAACCAACCCAGTTTGCAGGACGAAATAACGCTTACGTTTGCTGGATCGTCCCGTGTTGCAAAGCTTCAAGACATCAGAACGTACCGCGGCGGCCAAGAATATCTGTACGTTCTCACGGTGATCTTCTGATGACACTCGTCAACGCCCGCGCCGCTTTTGAGAAGGCACTCAACACTGCTATCACCGGCGCAGACAGCAGTGTCTCGGTGGTGTTTGACAACATGCCGTACACCACACCCGGCAAAGACACCACGTACGTAATGATCAACATCAACTTCACACAATCGACGTACCAACCGCATGGAGCGGCGTTGGATTTTTATAGCGGCACGATCCGCTGCGCAATTTTCACACCCATAAATCAAGGCAGTGCTGCTGCAGCTGCCGTAGCTGAATCTGTAATCGATGGTCTGACCTCAGTAAACGCTTCTGGCTACACCGACAGCTATTCAACTCGCCCGCACGTGGGTGAAATTTCAGGTCCTACAGCTGTCACAAGCGAAAATAGCAGCCATTTTTTGAGTGTTGTTAATTGTCGTTTTTCGGCTACGGCGTAATGGCTAGAGGGATTGGCTGGCTTGCAAAAGATCTCAAGCGCGAGATCGAAAACGCACGCGCCGAAGCCGGCCCCAAGATCGTCGTGTCCCTCAAAGAACAAGGCCCTTGGTGGACTGGAACATTTGGCCGTAACTGGGAACTAAGCAGCCAGCCGCTTAAACCCACCAAAGAACGCGAGGGCGGCATCAACGACAGGACAAGACGAGACACAAGCCCACCTTCAGCACTGAAGCTTCCACTGGACAGCCCGCTGTATATCGGTAACACGGTTGAGTACGCCGGTTTTGCCGTCAACAACCCTTTAGCCATCCGAGAAGGGGTGACATACGAAGAACACGGTCAGAGTTTCCAGCTAACTGCTAAGTACCAAAACCCCGACTGGTTCAAGGTCTATACCGAAACCGAAGAGATTCTTGGTGACATCAGCGATGTATTTGTGGCCAGAGGATTTAAGCGAGCTGTATAGTGTAATAGTCAAGTCCAATTTTTATGTCTGGTACAAGAGCAATCGACAAGCTGCGCAAGGCTTTCAGCGTTGAAGCCCGCAGCAGCTACACGATCAAGAATGGCGACGAAGTTGTCCTGAAAGTGTTTTGGCGTCCTTTGACGATCGCTGACCGCGACCGCATCAACGACGTGATCAAAACACTGAACAAGGGCGACGACGAGAACAGCTTGGAGTTTGCGCTCCAGACCATCATCCAGAAAGCTGAGGATGAGGGCGGCGCCAAGCTGTTCAGCCAAGGCGACCGCGCCGCACTGCGCAACGAACTGCCGATGGCTGTTCTGCTCGACATCATGACCAAAATGCAAGGCATGGCAGAGGGGGTTGAGCCGGAGGCCGTCAAAAGCGCAGATTGATAAGGATCCGCAGCTTTACCTGCAGTTCTTTATCGCCGAGACGCTGGGCATGACGCTGGCCGAACTACGCCAGCGCATGTCCACGGAAGAACTGTACGCCTGGAGCGCTTACTTGAATCTCAAGTCTGAGCGTGAGGAGAAGGCGTACGAACGCGCCCGTCAGGAGGCCCAGTACCGCAGAGTTCGCTAGTCTAGATCTACTAGGCGGACGTTTTCTGTGGCTGGCGTCAACTACGAAGTTAATATCCAGCTGAATACCAAGTCCGTCGATAAGCAACTCGGCGACTTAGAAAAGCGCGTCAGTGCACTCAAGAAAAACTTAGCTGCACCCGGACGCACTGAACAGCAGTCCACACAGGCCACCGCACGTGCGGCAGAGAAGCTGGCAAATTTGCGCCAGATGTCCACCCGTGCGCAAATTCTCAACAGAAATTTAGGTGACAAAATCGCACAACTGGAAGCCAAAGGCCTAGATCTGTCGCAAGCGAGATACAACTTAAATAAAGCCGCAGAAGCACAAGGAAAAAACCAGTTAATTATTGCGCAAACTCGCAATAAGCTGGCGCGTGATTTCTACAACGACGCTCTAAAAACACTCAAAGTACAAGAACGACAAACAGCGGAACAACAACGTCAAACCGCTAACACAGCCAAAGCCGCAAAAGCGTCGCGTAACCAGCGTCTGCAGGGCGTTGCACTTGGTGCGGGCTTCCCGCTGCTGTTCGGCGGCGGCCCTGGTTCTGTCCTCGGTGGTGCAGCCGGCGGCTTAGTCGGCGGACCAGCAGGCTTTGCCGCTCAGATCGCTCTTAGTGCGTTAGGCCAACAGTTCGACACCTTTGTTGGCTCTACTTTGGAGGCATCAAAGGCTTTCACGTCTACATCTAAGGCGTTTGACCTCGTACGCGAGAGGAGCTTGTTTAGTTCACAGCAAATCGAAGCCCGTGCCATTGAATTGGAGAAACAAGGCAAAGCCGAAGAGCTAGCTAAGTTACTGACTGAAGAGCTAGCTGCAGTTATTGGCACCGACGGCGTCAAGAGCCTGAAGCTACTTGGAGATGAGACAAACGAAGTCACACGTCTCTGGGGACAACTAACACTGCAACTGCAAGCTCTGATTGCAGGACCGTTGGCTAATTTTTTAAAACTTGTAAGCCAGTTTGTCGGCGGGATTACTCTGCGCAGCCGATTCAGCGCACTGGAGCAAAGCGTTACGCCAACGCAGGCAAAACGTCTACAAGAGATTTTGACGGAAAAGAGAGGAACCAAGACAATTTCTGCTCCACAGCAACGTGCAGCACTAAGCGATCCGCGTCTACAAACAGCACCCATCACAGAAGACTTCGGAAAACAAATAACCGTACCCGGAACAATTACAAACGAAATTTTACGTCAGACACTCGAACAAGCCGCCAAAGAGGGGATTAAAGCTCCGCCAACACCGCTTATCCCTGTCACACCTCTAGATCGGCTCGGTATTACACCTCCCAAGACCAAAAAAGGTCGCCGCAGCCGCCTACCTGAACTGCAAGCAGAAGAGAAAAAATTACAAGATCTGCTTCGCCTCGACCGAACAATGTTTGAGTTGCGCCGTAATGACGACGTTTTGGGAGTCAGGCGTTTAGAGCACCAAATGCGTTTAGTAGAGTTTGCCGAAGAAAAAGCAAAGGTACAAGCTAGCGACGTACCAAACGCGGAAAAACTACAATCAATAGCGAACATAGACCTGGAGATTAAGCGAGAAGAGCTGCAACTTGCTTACGACATTGATGAAATCAATAAAAAGGCATCCCAGCGTGCGTTTGAAGAGATGCAGAACAAAATTAAGCAGCAAAACCAACTAAATGAAGGACTACAGCAACAGCTACAGCTTGCAGAGCAAGTTTCAAATGTGCTTGGTCAGGGTATGACTCAGTCTTTCGAGCTGCTTATTACGGGGGCGGAAAACTGGGGCATGGCACTGCGCGACATTGCTGCAAACGTGCTGCGAGATATTGCCCGCCAGTTAATTCAGATATACGTGATTGAACAGGCAGTGAGTTTTATGCGCACACTGTTTAGTGCGACCAGCCTTACGGCACCAGGAGGTCGGTATGAAGGTCAAGCCGGAGCTCTCGCTGCTAAACCACCGCCGCTACCACCTCTTCCCGGAAAAGCTTTGGGTGGCGCAGTTTCTTCCGGCAAGCCTTACATGGTTGGTGAGCGCGGCCCCGAGCTGTTTGTACCTGGTGCCAGCGGCAACATTGTTCCGAACCACGCAATGGGCGGCGTTGAGGTCGGCTCAATCAACATCACCGTCGAAAACACCGGCGATCAGCTGAGCCCTGCTGCTCAGAAACAGATAGCCAACCAAGTTCAAGGTATCGTGATGTCAACCCTGGTCAACGAGCGCCGTAGCGGAGGGGTCCTGCGTTAATGGCTTACATCGCATTTGACGACATCCCACTGGCACATGCCACCCCGGTGGTGAAACGCAGCCAACGCCGTCAGCAGGCAACGTTTGGCGATGGTTACAGCCAGTTGTTGACTGACGGACTTAATACGGACCGCGAAGTTTGGCAATGTCTTACCTCGCCAATGCCTTATGCCGATGCGTATTCGATTGAAAGTTACTTGCTGACATTGCGCGGTTCGGCAGTGGAATGGACCGCTCCAATGTCCACCAAGACGTTTTCGCGCCCCTTTGCCAGCGGGCAGCTTGATCTGGGCTACAAGGACATCAGCACCCTGTCGCTTGACGGCTACACCCGCCCGACGAACTACACCGCCAACCTTGACACAGGTCTGCTGACCTCAGTGGACATTGCCAATGGCACGGTGGTCGAGGTCACTTTGACCTTGGCTGCTCGTGATTATGTGGTGCGTGACGGCTGGACGATGACACCAGTCAGCGCATCCTTCATGACAATCTCGTTTGAACTGGAGCGGGTGTTCGTATGACGCAATCACCACCAGTCGCTGAGACGTTCAAAACCCAGATGCCGGAGGTCATTGACCTCTTCACTCTGGACATTTCGACGCTGTTGCCCGCTGGTTCCACCGATCAATCCATCTATCGCTTTTGCAACTGGTCCCAGACCGATGGCAGCGACATCACTTACGACAGCAATACCTACACGGCTGTGCCGATGCAGGCCAGTGGGTTTGAGCTAAATACGAGTGGCAAGCTGGAGCGCCCCAGCATTGTGTTTGCCAATGTGGGTTTGGCGATTACAGCACTGACCAATACTTACAGCGATCTAGTTGGCGCGAGTGTTAGCCGCATCCGTACTTTGACGACCTATTTGGATGGGGCACCTGGAGCGGATCCTGATGCTTATTGGGGGCCGGACGAGTGGGTTGTTGAGCAGAAATCAAACGAGAGCAAATTAGCGGTCACGTTTCAGTTGGCAGTGCCATTTGACCTCGAAGGTCGCAGTTTGCCTGGTCGCCGCTTGTTGCGTGAGCAGTGCCAATGGGTTTATCGAAGCGACATTGGCTGCCACTACGACGGGGATAGTTACTTTGACGCTAATGATGACGTAGTAGCTAGCGAAGCCGATGATGTATGCGGGAAGCGCTTAAGAAGTTGCCAGCTTCGCTTTGGCGAGGGCAACCGCCTGCCATTTGGCGGGTTTCCAGGTCTCGTTGATTCTCAGGGCTGATGTTGTCTCAGTGGCAAAACCCGCTTACCGCTGAGCAGCGGCTAGCAATGCGGACTTATGCAGAACGTGCATATCCGAAGGAGACCTGCGGGTTCATCTTGATTGATGGCTCGGTGGTTGAGTGCCGCAACATCAGCGATGAGCCTGACACGTTTGTAATGGACGCGCAGGACACCGCTGACTACATCGACGATGCCAAGGCCTGCTGGCACAGCCACGCTGATTACAGCGGTTTTAGCCCAGCTGACATCAAGGCTTGTAAGGCGCTGAACATGCCCTACGCCGTTTGGAATTGTGGCGGTAGTGAGGCGTTTTGGCTGGACCCGTCCCAAGACGCAGGGTTACTGGGACGCCCTTGGAACTACGGCGTTTACGACTGCTATTCCGCAGTGCGGGACTGGTACAAGCAGCAGCTAGGGATTGAGATGGGTGACTACCCCCGGCGCTACGAGGGCGAGTGGTCAAAGCCAGGCTTCGTGTTTTTTGAGCAGAATTTTGCCGCTGAGGGATTTGTCAAACTGCCTGCGGGGGCTGATCTGGTGCGTGGGGACGTGATCCTTTTCAGGATTCGCAATCAGAATGCTTGTAATCACGTCGCGGTAGTGGAGGATCCCGCTGCTAACAAGCTGTACCAGCATCTGGTGGGCAGATTGTCGGGGATGACTTCCTACAGCGGGTATTTCCGCGAGAATAGCTACATGGTTGTGCGGAGGGCAGGCTGATGGTGACGATCCGATTGCTTGGTGAGGCAGGACGCCGTTTTGGTCGTCAGTTCAAGCTTGCGGTTAAGACCCCAGCCGAAGCTGTCCGCGCATTGTGCGTTCAGATTCCCGGCTTGCGTCAATACCTGTTGGATTCTGAAGAGAACGGGATTGGCTGGCGTGCAATCACTGATCACGCAGCTGGTTTAGACGAGGAAGGATTGCTGTGGCCGCTTAGTAAGAAATTTGTACTGGCACCTATTCCGGTTGGACGTGGCGGTGTCGGCAAAATCATTGCTGGCGTTGCATTAGTAGCGGTCTCTTTATTGCTCCTCCCTGGTGCGCCCTTGGCGGGTGCGCTGGGATTTTCAATCGGCGGACAAGCAGTGGGTGCGGTAGCAGCTATCGGTGCGAGCCTAATTTTTGGTGGCGTCGCTGATCTTTTGACACCAACGCCCAAAATGCCGACTGTTTCTGGTCCGGGCGGCATTAGCAGTGGAGCAACAAGTGGTCGCAGCCAGGAAGAACAGCAACGGGCTTTCACTTTCGACAAATCCAACGCCAATACCCAGCAGGGCGAAGTCGTTCCAGTGCTCTACGGTGAGCGCATCATTGGATCGTTGCCCGTCCTGAGCTTCGGTCTGGAA